GGGCTAGTAGGAAATTTATCGTTATACAAACGTTTCAAATTTTCTATAGCAAATTCATCTCCTTTTCTTACATCATCTAGTAAAGAGCCATGGATGTCATATTCGTCAAGTTTACCTTTCTCAAACTTACCGCTGTATTTGTTGGCCAGCTTTTTCATTTCTGATGGGATTTTTTGGTCGTATAAAGACTTGTAGAATTTTTCGTATCTGTCTGAGTATCTAGCAATCATAGGAGCGGAGCTAGATACCGAGATTGTGTCTTTGCCTTCTTCAACCGCGTCTTTGAGGAGTTGCTTGAGCGACATCTTGTACCAGTCGTCGCCTTTGAAGGGGTAGTTGGGGACTCTTGCAGATTGAGCTTGTGCTATTTCTAATGCTGGTCTGATTGCTTCATCAAAAGGTGAAAATAATTCTAAGTCTTCTACTGTAACACCAGCTCTTACCCCTCTTTCGTTTCTTACCATACGACGTGTAGTTCCCAAAGCATCATACATTTCCCTTCTAGCATCGTTCATTCTTATCAAAGCAAGTCTGTCTTGAGGAGATTTAGCATAAAGTTCTTCTGCGTTGGCAATTTGGGTTTTTATGTTTTCTAGCCTATTTCTGTCTAAACCAGAGTCTTCTAGCTTTGGCAATATTCTGTTTTTGAGTTTTGTAAACTCAGTGCTAATCCCAGCAGACATCTTTCCTAATTTAATCGTGTCTTCCATGTCAAGCTCAGGCGTGGAGTAACCAGCTTTCTTACCTTGGGTATGCAGATCTGATTGCAACTCGTCAACGTGTAAGCTGGTGCTGCCGTCAGCTAGTTTTCTATCACGAACCAGAGCGTGAGATATTTGGTTTAGTTCACCAAAATGGTCTTGTACGTCGTGCTCAACAGGTGCGTTCTTCCATGTAAAAACGATTTCGCGGTAGTTATCGCCTCCTGGTAAAGAGTTGTCTACGAACTCTTTGTAACGTGTTTCTGTAAATAAATCTTCTTCGCCTGGTAGTCGTAGCGGATCGCCACCTTCTTCCAAGGCGTTTCGTAGTTGTATTTGTGCTTCGGTTCTGCTGTATGGTATTTCGTTATCAGCAACTTTGACACGCTCACCGCCTATAAATAAGTTGTAACCGACATCATCATTGCCGAAAGCGAAGGTTTCGTCTGGTATGCCAGCATCTATACCTCCAGTAGATTTTGGTACGACTAATTCGTATGGATTGTCAAAATATAGGTCTTTTGCAAAGTTGTCTATTAAATCATCTAGGCTTTCGTTCTTAGCTAATAAATAATTATCAACATCCGAGATAGTCGTGGCAAGCGCCTGTGGATTACTTTGGTTGAAAAAGTCTATGACTTCTTGCGTTGTATAATCACTACCTTGTTCTATGTCGTAACGTGTATCTTCTATTATATTTTGATAATTTTTATAAGAAGAATCTAAAGGATCAAATTCTGGTGTTGTGACTTCAAAGTCTATTTCTGGAGCATCACCACCATGGTAGTAAACATTCTTACCGACTTCTACTTTGTTCTGGCTCACACCCTCAGCGACTTCTCGTACGGATGCGTTTGGATTGTTGGCGATAAATTCATCGACGCCGAGGAACTCTAGTTCTTTTGGTTTTACACCTTTGTTGGCGTTAGCCGATAGCCACTCAGTAATCTGTTTGCCTTGGAGATTGGGTGGTGCTTTCGATATCAGCGCTTCGAGACTCGGAGAAACGAAGCCTTCGGAGTCCCTAGCAAACGCATTGATGTCTTGTTGTATTTGTTCGGCGCGGAGCGCTTTGATACCTTTTTTGTCTGCTTTGCCCGCTGCTCTAGCAACTGCGCCTAGTGTAGCTATGCCTTTAGGTAAACCAGCAATAAAAGGATTCGTTGCGTATAGTGCATCACCCGCTACGCCCACGGCTTGTAATGGTGCGAATAAATATCGATCTATACCGCCAGCTGCTATGTTTTCGGCTATGCTCGGCATAGGATCCCCGGAAAAAGCATCTACGAGCGCTACATCAGACGACGGGAACTCTGGAAACTGGCCAGCCGCATCCACAATACCAGATCCTGGAGCAAACATCGCTGATAGATAAGCGGATTGTGCTGGGGTGGGTGTAAATTGTTCCTGGGCGGCTCGAATAGCCTCAAGTTTCTGTCTATCACGCTCGACGGCTTGCATGGATTGATCCGCAATGAAATCGCGTAGAGATCCGAATACGTTTATGTCGTCAGTAGCCACAAAAAAAGTCTACCACAAGGGACGTTTATCTAAAAGGCGGCCCCGTAAACCAGGCAACAACGACAAAACGCTCGCCTTTCGTGATTGGCTTGACCTTGTGACTCAAAAAGGAGCTGAAAATGACCGCTTCACCCTTTTCTGGCCGCGTGCACCTCTCATACTCGCTGGAACGGAAGCATATTTCGCCCCCTTCGTACTCTTCGTTCAGAAGAAGGCTCATGCTTATCTTCCGGGTGGCGGCTGTTCCCTCTGGGCCGATGTCCATGTGGTATTCGTAACCCTTAGAAGGCGCTTTGTAGGTAATTATTTGTGCTTTTTCGATACCATTTATGTCGTATTTGAAGTATTTATTGGCTGAAAAAGCGATTTTATTAAGAATCCTATACAAACGCGTCTGTTTTTCGTCGATGTAGCGTATTTCTGCATCCCGGACACCCTTTTCTTCCTTTTCTTCGCCTTGACTGTGTATTTTTGCGGGTTTAGGTTCCGTTTCAACCAGATAATCTAAGAATAAATCAGTTTCTTCCTCGGAAACCAGTAGTCCAGTTACGCCGTGTTTGGGAAGAGTTTTGTTCATGTTAATCGTGGCAAAAACAACTCATACCATCGTCTCCAAATAAATCTACTATCTGATCCGGTTCTTTCGATATATCAACCAGCTCAATGTAAGGCGGTCTATCTTGTCTAAATTTAGCTGTGGACACAATTTTGCCTTCGTATTCCGTGCCTGTGTTCAGTTTTTCTATCTTATTCTCTTGGTCAATCCACCAATCAGCCAGATCTGGACGCTCTTTCAAGATACTGGTTATGGTTTTCATGCCTTTCAGATAACAAAGGTCACAGTTACCAGCTAAAGTCTTACCACCATGATTAGGCAAATTGAGATCAAAGTTACTGGCCTCCCAGAACCTAAATACGTCATTTACTGTCGCTCGTGCATCGTATAACGGCATTACGGACTCCCAGGGATTAACGTCTTTTTCATTTTGGCTTTTTTGTTTGCCGACGCGACGCGGTTCGTCGTAGCGTAAACCAATAACATTAGTCCACTCTTTGAATCCTTTTTCTTTCATAAATCGTTTCATCGGCATAACTTTCAGTTCTGACGTGCAAAAACGTGTAACTGGATTCGGTAACATCTTTTTTCGCTCGATGAGCGCTGTGAAAGGTTCGCCTTTACGACTCGCTGTTTCGTAGGTAACTTCCTCGGTGCGGTAAATAGGTCTTTCGTCGTAGATCCGCATTTCCAACCAATGTATTTTTACGTCCCAATGTACGCTGCAAGCGTGAACGAAATCTAAGGTTTCAGGCATTTCTTTCCCGGTATTGGCAAAAGTAACAAAAATATCGTCTGGTAAGGATCCACCATGCGCCTGTAGGATGTGATAAAGCATATAAGCGGAAGTGCGTCCGCCACTAAAACTTATGAGAGCGGGTCCCTCGATGTGATAAGGATTCTTATTGTATTTGTGTGCTTGACTCATAGGCCGTCCAATTTTTTTTAAGCGTATCTAGCCAGTCGTCCATGGACATAATGCAGATTTTGTCGTTTTCTCTAGGCCAATCCAAGTTGATTGCGTATAGCGGTATGCACACACGCACAGGTTTTCGGTTGAATTTGAATATAAGAACCGGGATGTTATCGCCAGAGCTCTCGCATACTTGATTCCACCAGGCCGATTTGAGCCAGTCGCCTTCCTTGTAGTGCTTACATTCAACCGCATGGTTGGGGATGTTGAGATCGCATAGATCTTTTTGCTGGTATTGGTCGAGGTTACGTTTGGTTTCGTATTCGATACCATTCTCCTCAAAGAAACCATTGAGGATCTTGGCTATATCACGCTCAAACTTGGCTCCTTTGTTTCTGCTGTTGATAGGCATTGCAAGAGTGTCTCAAAATTTGCACAAAATTACAATCCAAAGGAATCATTTTTTTTGGTGATCTTATGTGTAAAACCCAGTTATATACACATCTGCATACGCCGCCGGCTATCTAGGGGTGTGCCGGGCAAAAAAAAAGAAAAACCAGGGAAAAAACCGGCTCTAAGGGACTCCAACCTACAGCTGTGTTTTTGTAACCTATGGTTTTTTAATACAGCCGTAGGCCTATTGCTGTGTTTTTGTGACCTGTGGTTTTTGGCTTTTCCTACAGCTGTGTTTTTGTAACCTATGGTATTTGAAATATATTACTGTGTTTTTATCACCGGCTGTATTGATCCAAAGCCTTTGTTTATAAGGATTTCTTAGATCTTTGTCGTCATTAACCAACTGCTACGTTTCTTGCACCACTGGTATTGCATTGCCTATTGCTGTGTTTTTGTGACCTGTGGTTTTTGGCTTTTTCTATTGCGGTGTTTTGTGTACCTGGCTACCAATAATACCGCTGTAGGCCTATTGCTGTGTTGCTTTAACCCATGGTATTTAGAACACCGCTGTAGGTGGTGTTCCTATTGTGAGCACGAGTTGTACATAGTTGCATAAGATTATAACTGTAAATATCCGTAAAAAAGTCAATAAAATCAATGACTTACGGCATTTTTAATTTTTTTTCTGGAATTTTTCGTTCTGGATTAAGAGAGCGCCATAAGCAAGTTGTAAGACCTACTTATCTTTCGGCGAGTAGTCGTCTGTGCTCGCTCCTAAAAGCTGGCCTAATCTTTCCTTAATATCGTCTCGCGACATCTTCTCTAGGTTCGCATTGATATTAATATTCTGGGATCTGTTGATCGATAAACCACCGAGTTGATTGAGCTCCTTGATAGCCGAAACGGCTGCATTGAACTGTCCGTTCTCATACGCTTTCTCCATGACCTTCCACAACATTGTCCCGGTCTTCTGTGGAGTAATCGCATACTTCTCTGCGAGTTCGTCTTGCTTAATCCTAATCGCCTTAACCACATTCGGATGATCTTTACCATTCAGCAGTTTATTCGCGGACTGACTTGGAAACTCATACCCAGCTCGTCTGGCCGCTTCGCTTTGACCGCACGCACCTTCGGTATAGTGCCAGACAAAGCTGGCTTGCATTTCTGTCAAGCCATGTTCTTCGTCCTTACTAAATTGTCCTGGTGTATCGACTAATGGTTCTTTTGGTTTTCTTGGTCTTCCCATAATTAGATCTCAATTATAAACAGTGTACAGAGGGTAGTGTATAGCTATTTATAAATACCCTAAATGCAACCCGTAAGAATACATTCTTATGGCTTACACTAAACACTCTCTTTACTTTACTATACACTATACCCTTATATCTCTAATAACCAAGTAAATAAAGGCTTTTTTAGAGTGCATAGCATATCTTTACTATACCCTTTCACTATACCCTTCTATTGTAAACTTACACATACATATATATATTCATGCAACTATTCGCACATATCCCCACAATCCACCACCACACCCCACAGCACCCAACGGCCCAGGACAGTGTACTATGCACTGTTTTCATCTTCGATGATCTCCATTTCAGCGAACATATCTTGGCCTATATTCAGTCGTTTTTTCATTATTTCTACATAATCTTGGCTCAGTTCACACAGGATCGCATCGCGGTTGAAACCATCAGCGACTTGCCCAGTCGTACCCGATCCACCGAACGGATCTAACACAACACCACCCTCCGGGGATCCAGCGAGCACACAAGGCACGATCAGATCCTTCGGAAATGTAGCGAAGTGAGCTTCCTTATAAGGCTTAGTCGTAACAGTCCACACAGATCGTTTATTTCGCTTTTCAAGCGCACCTATCTTCGATAGTCCAGATCTGATCTCCATGCCTTCGTCTCCAACGCCTTTCTTTATATTATGTGCTGAATTGGGTGCACCTCTTACGCCCTGACTATTAACAAAGGTGCTATCTTCTTTGATAGCCTCGTTGTCGTAGTAATACTTGGCCTGTTTGCTTAATAAAAATATATACTCGTGTGCTTTGGTACAACGATCCGTACAACTCTCTGGCATAGGATTAGGCTTATGCCAGATGATGTCTTGTCTCAAGATCCAGCCGTCCGCCTGTAATGCTAGAGCTACCCGCCACGGCATACCAAGTAAGTTCTTGCGTGGCAGACCAGTCTTAACCTTTACGTCGCCTTGTTTGAGCTGCATTTCTTCACTTCGGTTTGTGTAGCCTTCATTCTTATTTGTATTAAAACCTTTGCCGTGTTGTTCGCCATAACTATCACCCAGATTCAACCACAACGTCCCATCATCGCGTAACACACGTTTAACCTCACGGAATACCTGGACTAAGTTATCCACAAACTGTTCAGGTGTCTCCTCCATGCCCAACTGTAGATCCTGGTCATTGTAATTACGCAAACCATAGTAAGGTGGACTCGTAATACAAGTATGCACACTCTGATCTGCTAAGTTCTTGAGCGTCTCTCGACAATCTCCTACATAGACCTTAATCACCCGGTGTACCACCAATCTATCGTGCTCGTGATTGCTTTATGCAGCGCGAGGAAGGGCATGAGAACTGCGACTAGGATTAGGGCAATGCCCATCATCGTTATAAATAACCATACAGTCAGCCATTCCTTGACAGCGCTAATCATTACCAAAGCTGCTATTGAATCCACCGACATCATCCTCTATCGGCGTGTAATCTAAGTCGTAGATCTTCTTACCATTACTTCTGCGCGGTTCGATGCCCCTTTCGTGTAAGACACGACTCGCTTCCTTAAAGTCTGGCATCCTTGGGGATTTGATCCCCAAATCGCGCAACAGTTTTGTCATTTGTACTGGCTTCGCGTACTCGCTATCAAAGTTGACGTGCTCAAGGATAAGATCCTCAACACTCGACTGCGTACGATAGGCCTCATTACTGTCATGTAAGAGCTCTCTTTCGTCCGGGGATAGAAACCAATTCTTCTGGCCTGGTACATACATAGTGTCCTTCACTTGCGCCCACAGTTGTTGCATATTGACGCCATGATTGACGTTGATGTCTCTCACCGCGAGAACCCAGAATCTTCGATTACCTGACGTGTCCGTCAAAAACTCGCGAGCGTTGACCGATGCGTAGAAAGCCGTACGTCGCTGATAGGTCGTGAAGGCTCGGTCATACGGCAACCTCAGCTCGTCCGTCTTCGCCGTTACAAACGCTTTCAACTGGTCTATGTCCGACTTCTTAAACGTGGACTCGATCTCGCCTAGCTCCACAATCCAATGGCTAACCGCCCGCTTAACGCTGTCTTTATCACTTGGATTCAAGGTTGCACCTTCCAACAGCCAGCCTTTATTGTAGTCACACAGTCGTTTGAACCATAAGGTTTTACCGAGTCCTTGTGCGCCTTGTAATACCAGGATCCCTTCAAGTTCCACACCATTCTTCTCGTAAGCCGCCGCAACACACGATATGAGCCACTTCTTGAGTAGCATTTCTTTGAGCTGCGCGGACTCCTCTGTAGTCAGCGAATCCATGAAGGTGGGCAGTCTGTCTGTGCCATCCCATGGCTCACTATCTATCCACTCCTTAACAGGATTGTATTCTCTAGCGAGAACCTTGAGATAGTCTCTGACTTTAGTGTGTGGAATCCCCATGTTGATACATCGATCCTCTATCTCTATCAAACTGGCTTCTTCGTGCATGTCAGCGATGAACTCCATGTTGGGTATGTCTATCTCCAACTTCTTCTTAATGACGTTGTAGCGCACATCCACATCATGCACTTTCAGTACACCGCCAATGTTGTCCTTGGTGTTTAGGAATCTACCGCTTGCATTGCGCTGAAAGTCATACTCCACCGGGACTTCGATATTCTGGAGGATTACCTCGCCTTCCAACGCTTCTTCTGTAGCATGGTCGTTGTAATCGCCCTTAGTCTCTGGCATTTGTACTTGGGCATAGCCACCGCTCTTTCGTATGTAAGATGCAGCCTTCTTAGCCTCTATCTCACCAGTGTTACTATCGTCATTGTCCGCGACGAATACATGTTTGTGAGTGGGGAAGTATTGATACATGACTTCCGCCACCTTAATTAAGTTGTAAGCATCGAACGCGACGACGACAGGCTGGGAGCGGTCAGCGTATATAGATGCTGCGGTTGCATAGCCTTCGGCATAGTTAAGTGTGTCTGTTGTATTGAATATCTCTCTACCGAGAAGAAAAAAGCTACCGCTTTTTTTAGAACCAGTAAGAAAACGCTTTTCGCCTTCGTCGCTGATGTACTGTAGGCCAACGATAGTGCCTTGTCCGTCCTTGAGTGGTATGACTAAGTTATCGTGTTTGTCTTTGCGTAAACCATACGATAGGACTTGCTTTCTTTCTAAGTAAGGGTGTTTCTCGACTTCTTCGCATTGATCCCAGATAGACTGAGATCTCTGGGCGGCCTGTGTGTACTTCTCTTGGCTTTTGACTTCGGCTTGGCGTCTGAGTTCTTCTATCTCAGCCTTCTGCTCTTTCGTCATGCGGTAGTTCTGACTGTTTTCTGGTTTCCAGGTCGCTGTGGGTTGGTCAGCACTGACTCGATAGTCACCAATGCGCCCAAAGGGGGAAGATTGATCTAACCATGCTTGATACCAACCCACGAGCTTCCTTTGATTACCGATGTTGATGTACGCTCTACCGACTGAGCCATCGGTTACCAAACCTTTTTTGGGATCTGGTTCGTAGCCATTGTTGGCTAGAAAGTCCCGGAATTGAGAAATGTAATCTTTGGTGAAGGGTTTGCTTTTATTCTTAGTCGGTCCTGTAATTTTTAATGACATCAATCATTCCTGTTTATATGTGTGTTTGCGTTGCTTTGCAAAAGTCTGTAAGATATTATCCAAATTTATTATTATTTGCAAACACATTAGGAGTAAAATATGAGTTTAACAATTAGCGAAGGCGGAAGCACGGACTTTCCAAAACTGGAAAAAGGTATCTACCAAGGTACTTGTTTTAGGATAGTAGATCTAGGAACCAGTGACCAAACGTACGGCAAAGAGGTCAGTAAGAAAACCAGATTGTGTATCACGTTTGAGATTACAGATGCCGTAGATCCAGAGACTAACGAGACGTTGATGGAAGATGGCAGACCTTATGCCGTGTCCAAAACTTACACCGCTTCTTTACATGAAGCTGCCGCTCTCAGAAAACATCTGGAGTCATGGCGAGGTAAGAGTTTCACCGATGAAGAACTTGGTGGCTTTGACGTAACGGATCTATTGGGTTGTACTGCAAGAATAGAAGTAGGCCACACCGAAGCGTCGGCTGAACATGCTGGTGGTAATCCTAAGATCCTCAATCTGCAAAGACCAGATGGTGGTGTGCAAAAGATACCAACCAAGAACGAACAACAAGCGTTTGATCTGGCTGTTTATTGTGAGGAGTTCAAAGGTAACCAATCAGCAGAATCAAAAGCCATGTGCGATATATTCGATGCGTTGGCTCCTTGGCAACAAGCAGACATCGAGGACAGTTACGAATACAAGGCAGCCAATGATGGCAACCCTGACATTGACAAGATGGCTGATGATTTATCAAGTCTTACTGAGCAAACTGCCAAAGAGCAGAACAGTGAGGGCTTCGAGGAAAAGAAGACAACAGACGACGACATTCCGTTTTAGAGGTTTCGGTGGGTGGCTATTCTCCTAATGTCTCACAAGATCGGTCTGTAGCTGCTCACCACCCCCCATCTATGTATAAGTACAAAGCAGAACAAATTGCAGATCTTCTGGACGTTAAAGGCGAGGACTATAACAATCCAGACGATTTCTTTATACAGTTAGCCAATGCCTGGAGCGGGTTGCTAGGCATTGAGCTAACACCCTCACAATGTTGCGCCATGATGATAGTTTTTAAATCGTGTCGCATGATTAATAACCCCGGACACAAAGACACAGCTGACGATTTGGTCGGTTATTCTTTGATTATGACTGAGTTGGTTAAGATCCTGGAGGAAGATGGATAACCAAATAGAATACGAATTATTTACGTTGCCAGCTGCATTTATGTTGCAACACAGATTACCCCATCAGGTAGTGACAACTCTCAACGAATACTTAGACTCATTGAGACAGGACAAGGAGCGCGAATCTGCCGCCAATACTTTGGTTGGTCAGATACACCAAGGCGAGCAACTTGTTATGGATTATGAGGATGAGTCTCTAGCACCTTTTGTTAGAATCGTTGAGAGCTTGGCCGCAGCTTATCTGAGGAATTTTGTCGAGCAAACTAAATCTCCTCTTAGAGCTAAGAAAATATCTATGGATAAGTTGTGGTCAGTCCATAGTTTCGAGGGCGACTACAATCCAATCCATGACCACCTAACCAAAGCACCAATGGGTATATCTTTTACTACTTGGACTATGGTGCCAGACCAAATAACCCAAGCAAGCGATGAGCGTGTGGATCTATACGACAGTTCCGGGGCAATCGATGGCTACATCAATTTCACCTATGGTTTGAACCAAGTCAAAGATCCAGAGCGACTTAGGCCGTCGCAGTCTCGTTATATCATGCCAGAACCAGGCAAGTTGTTGTTGTTTCCTTCTTGGATGCAACACACAGTCTATCCTTTCTTTGGTGAAGGTGAGCGCAGAACTGTAGCGGGTAATCTGAATTGTTTTGATTTAACAGAAGAAGAAATAAAGGAGATACAAAATGAAAGAGTTTAACAAAGGTGTATATGAAGATTTATCTTATGAAGAGTATGCTGAGATCCCAGCTTTCAGATCTCACGATCTAACGTCGGTCATCAAATGCCCGTTCAGCTGGAAGTACAGAAAAGAAATGGAGCAAACGCCAGCTCTGTTGGAAGGGCGAGTGCAACACACAGTCTTTTTAGAGCACCATAAGTTCGATGATGAGTTTGTAATACAACCCAAGATTGACAGAAGAACCAAAGCTGGCAAGGCCGACTATGAAGACTTCTTAGCATCTGTGGGCAATCGTACTCCCATCACCCAGGATCTATACGACTTGTGTATGAAACGTCGTGAGGTTGTGAAGGATTACATACCCAAAGAAACCGATAAAGTAGAGCTGACATTGGTGTTTGAATGGCATGGTGCTCCTTTCAAAGCGAGAATGGACTGGTACGACAATGAGTATGTATGGGACTTAAAGACGTGTCGTGATGCGTCTCCTCGTGGATTTAAAGGCGCTATCAATGCGTTTAATTACCACCAACAAGCGTCTCTGTATGTCGATGCAGCAAAGGCATGTGGACTGACTGCGAAAGGCTTTAACTTCTTGGCTCAAGAGAAACAAGATCCTTACCCTTATGTGGTTTATACACTGTCTGCCGAAGCATTGAAGTATGCACAAGCAAGAAACGAGCAAGCACTAGAATTGATACAAGAGTGTTCTAAAAACGACGACTACAAGCCTTACAACTGTGAAGGCATACAAGAGGTAGGACTGAAAGATTTATATTAAAAAAAAGGTGGCTATTGCCACCTATTTTTATTCACCACCTAATTCAAGCCAATAACGTCTTCTCATTTTTACAACATCAGATGGTATTCCGAAACCCTCAGCAATCACACATATTTCATTTAATGTAATTCTACCCTTATCCATTTCGTGGAATACTTTCTCATAAACTGTCCACTTGTCAGGCCACTCCGCCATGATATTGTGCACTTTTACTTTAGCTTGACTCTTCACGTTATCCATTAATCCTCTCATTGTCTTCTCCTTATTCTGAAACTTCTAACCAACAAATGCCACATCCCACCTCTACACGATCTTCATGATTTTCTTTTGCTTCAACGATGCAATCCCATATATCGTTATGAGGCTGATTTTCATTAAGGCTAGGATCAAACAAATCATCTGCAATTTGTTGTGCAGTTTCAAAACTAACAATAGGCACTAACCATCCGTTCCATCTTTGCGGATGAATGTCTATTGCTTCGTATATTGGGGAATCAGTTGAACCCTCTAAACTAAATCTTGTTTGTGTAGTCATTTTTTTCTCCTTTTTATTGTTGTTAATTAAATGTCTCACATGACTAATATAGCAAAAGTTACAACTATTTGCAACTATTTACTTACAATAGTAACAAAATAATTTAGGCTAAATTTTCGTATTGATCGATGATTCTTTGTCTGTCGTTCAGCCAAAAAACCAAAAGGTATCTGTCGCCAGATTCGACTGGCAGACCTTTGTGT